ATGATTCAATGTAAACGCGTTTATGACCCGCAGGAAGAGAGCGACGGCTACCGTATACTGGTAGACCGCCTGTGGCCGCGAGGAATAAAAAAAGAGGCGCTCAATTACGCTGAGTGGTGCAAAACCCTGGCGCCATCGACAGATTTACGCAAGGCTTTTCACGGCGAGACGCTCGATTTCGCCCACTTTAGCCAGCGCTATCGCCAGGAGCTTGAGGCCCATCGTGATGAAGGCGAGCGCCTGGCCGCGCTGGCCCACCGGCAGACGCTGACGCTGCTCTACGCGGCGAAAAACACCCGGCATAACCATGCCCAGGTGCTGGCTGACTGGCTGAAAGCGCTATGACTTAGCCGGATGATCGCGGCGCCAGAGCTCCCATTCATCTAACGTTTCACCACCGGGTAGCTTGCACTCGGTGCGCACGCCCTGCGGGCTTTGAATGGGAACCTGTTTCCCGCCCAGCTGCTGACAGTAAACCGAAGCCGGGTTAGCCATCCCTACCGGATGTGCTTGCTGTGTCGGCTGAGTCTGCGCGCATCCGGCAAGCGCCAGTGGCAGCATCAGTATCATCCCCTTCATTTCTGCTCCTTAATTGATGAAAACGGTCTTTGGTCCCGAATCTCCACGGTTTCTCCATTTTAGCTGCACTTTTGCGTCGTAGAGTACCCCTGTTCTCGAACTGACCAGAGAACAGATCATTCCATAATCAATGAGTTTTTCCCCGTCGCCCCCGACGGGGCTTTTTTTTGGGATTTAATAAATTGAAATAAAAGGATTTATTTCAAAAATGTCCACATATCGACCACATTGACAAGAATAGCCCCCTTTCCAGGGGGCTATTTTTATACCGCAAGACTAAGTTGACTGTTCCCGTAATGAGAAGCCGGGAAAGCGTCGCCGGGGATAAATCCAGGAGGCAAAGGATCTGCGCTGGTTGAGCGCTTCGTTACTCTGCGCTCTACGGTGTTAAGTGTCGTGAATGACTCGCTGCATTCAAGATTCTGGCATTGATGGTATTGCCGGATGGTGAACTCGCTTAACCGGCGGCTGGTGCGGGTGCGGGCGTTTGCGCCGCAATAGGGACAAACAAACATGATGATCTCCCATAGGGAGTTGAACTCACGCCTATTATGGCCGCTACTGTTCAGTTTCTGCAATCCAGTCGCTTATTTTCGCCTCAAGCTCCATTTTCGTGGTAAATCCGTTATCACCGATTACATGTTCCGCTCTTGCAATGATCCAATCCTGAGTATCGATTTCAGTCTTAAAGCCCGACACGTTCAGATGCATACCCGGATATAAATCGGCGCGGCCGCGCGCCAGGGTTATCGAAAACTGCGCCGCGCCTTTCTGGAGCTGTATCCATTTTGCCGCAGCTGCGCGCCTGGCCGCCGTTTCGTTCTGATAGGTTTTACGCAAAACATACACGTTACCTTCAGCGCCTTCCATGTAATTCCCCTCCGGGCGGCTGCTTTTCTCCTCAGCCTTTTTTCTGGCAGTATTTGTCTTACGCTTGGTGACCTTGACCGGTTTTTTCTTGCCGAAATTAAGATCCAGCCAGTACGCCCGCACGCCAGTGTAAGCATCGCGATCGGCAATGCGGAACCTGTGACGATCTCCGCTGGCACGGGTTATCTCAGCCGATGGCAGCGCCCTACCAGATGCACTGACGCCGCCCCCAGGCAGGATAAACAGCAGACAGCCATTTTTCACGGTGGCAATAGCCCCCAACATCTCCGCCATGCGCGTTAAAAACGACATGTCGCTCTCTTCGGTCTGATCCGCATGGTCGATCTCAATGTCGATCAGGGCCTCGCTAATCATCGGCATCAGGCCATAACGCCGGGCTATGGCCGATACCACCCGCTCTACCGTCACATCATGCCAGGACACCTCCCGCCTGACGTTCATCTCTTCGCGAAAATCAGCGCTGTGCGCGGTGATGTCAATAACATCCGGCGGCCCGCTATGCCCCACCTCGTCAACGGTGTAGAGGCCTTTGTAGATCAACGCCTCACCCAGCCAGCCGATGGACACCGCCAGCTCCGCACCGCGTGGGGGTAAATCCGTTACTCCGTCAGAGTCATCTACTGACAGAGTTAGCTGGTCAGCATCAAAACCGTTGTTATCTGTAACAGATAGCGAGGTGATTCGGTCGGCCAGTTCAGTCAGGACGACCCCACCCAACGTGATACTAAAATCCGGTGTCTTTACGACCTCACTTAATTTTTCTACATACGCTTCGGCTGCTGTTGTTAGCGTGTCTGCTATCGACATAACTCCCCCGTTTTTTGCTGATGATTCCATGCCCGCGCGCGGGGCTGAATCCCTTTTTGTTGTCAGCGAACGGATAGACCGGCAACCAGGCGACGCCAGCAGACTTAACGTTGAATATTGCCCTGAACTCAAAGAGCAACATGATGGTGAACTTATGTCTGAAACTCGTTTTCACGGCGTCCGCTCTCGCGAAAATACCGACCTACAGCAGGCAATCAATGACATTGATTCCAGTGTGATCGGTATTGTTGCGGTTGCTGATGACGCCGATCCGGAAACTTTCCCGCTCAATACGCCGGTTCTGCTGACACGGGTACGTAACGTCCTCGGCAAGGCAGGTAAAACCGGGTCACTTTACAAAGCCCTCAAAGCCATTTCCGATCAGTGCAGTCCGCGTGTTGTGATTGTCCGGGTGAAAGAGGCTTCCGGTAACGGCGCCAGCCAGTCCCAGGCCATTATTGGCGGAACAGATGGCGACAGCTATACGGGAATGTATGCCCTGCTGACGGCGGAGGCCAAAACCGGCTATCGCCCGCGCATCCTGGCGGTGCCGGACTACGACACTGCGGAAGTGACGTCACAGCTTTGCGTGATTGCCCAGAATCTGCGGGCTTTTGTTTATGCCGGTTGCAACGGCTGCGCGACCATGGCGGAGGCTATCGCTTATCGCAAAACCTTCGCTTACCGCGAGCTGATGCTGATCTGGCCGGACTTTATCGCTTACAACCCCCTGACGGATGATAACGAAACGTTTCCCGCCCCGGCTTACGCCTGCGGCCTGCGCGCCGCAATTGATAACAGCCAGGGCTGGCACAAATCGCTGTCGAATGTTGTGGTGAATAACGTTCTGGGTATTTCGAAAGATGTGTTCTGGGCATTGCAGGCAGAAGACAGCGACGCTAACGAGCTGAACAACAACGAAATCACGACGCTTATCAAGCGTGACGGTTTCCGCTACTGGGGTAACCGCACCACGGACACCGAAACCTACACTTTTGAGGTGTTTACCCGTACCGCGCAGATCCTGGCGGACAGTATTGCGGAGGCGCAATTTACCTCTGTTGACAGCCCCCTCACTCCGGCCAACGTGAAAGATGTGGTAAGCGGCATCCGCTCTGCTCTCAGCAAAAAAGTCACTGCCGGCCAGCTTATCGGCGCTGACTGCTGGTATGACACGCTGGACAACGGCACCACGGATTTGCGCCAGGGAAAACTGATTGTGCGCTATAGCTACAGCCCGGTCCCGCCGCTTGAAGATCTGACGCTATACCAGACCTTTACTGATGATTTTTACGAACCGGCGTTCGCGTCGCTCGGGGGTGAATAATGGCTGTTCCTCACAAACTGCGGCTTTTTAGCTGCTTCGTTAACGGCGATAACTATCTGGGAAAGGTGACCTCCTTCACTCGCCCCAAACTCTCACGAAAGGTAGAGGACTATCAGGGCGGTGGCATGTTGGGTGCGGTCGGGGTTGACCTCGGCCTTGAGGCTGGCGCGCTGGATTCCACGATTGTATTTGGTGGTGTCATCAAAGCGCTGTTTCTCGAATATGGAGCGGGAATTGACGACACGCGACTGCGCTTTGCGGGTGAGTATTACACCGACGGCGAGAGCCAACTGGTTGAGGTGGAGCTACGCGGGCGATTTACTGAGCTTGATGGCGGGGATTCTAAGCAAGGGGAAGATACGGAGGAAAGCTACACCTTCAAAGCTACCTACTACAAGCTCTCCATTGATGATCTGCCCATTATCGAAATCGACCTGCTGAATTTCATCTACAAAAAAAACGGTCAGAACATGTTCCCGGACCGCATCACCTCCGCCCTTGGCATGGGCAATTAATAACCTTTCAGAGGGTGGCAAAGATGCCGCCCGGAGATTTTAAACATGGCTAAAAAAACCAAAAACCTTTTCACGCTGATGCAGCCGGTTGTTCGCAAAGACAGTGAGATCAGTCAGGTGGAAATCACCGGTGCCATCAGTCAGGCCGGATCATTGCGCGGCCTGAATCTTATCCGCGTTGCCAACATGGATGCAGACTCAATTGCCACGCTGTTGACGCGAGTCACTGCGCCTGCACTGACACAAAAAGAAATCAACGAAATGCACACTCTGGACTTTATCGGGCTGGCAGAGCTTCTGGTCCCTTTCTTGAATCCGCCGGAGCCTGGAGCGTCGAACGTGGCGGAGACGGAGAGCGAGTAATCACCGTCGCGTTTGACCAGATCGACGATCTGGTTGCTGATATTGCCGTTATTTTTAACTGGCCGCCCTCTGAAGTTTTCGGCATGGATCTTGGCGAGGTGATAGCCTGGCGCAAGCGGGCGGCGCTTCGAAGTGGTGCCAGTGATGAAGAGTCTTGATATACGCGTTGCTTTCAGCGCGATCGACAGATTTACCCGCCCCGTTAATGCTGCCCGCCAGAGTGCGGGCAGCCTTTCCGACTCCCTCAGAAAAACACAATCTGCCCTGAAAGGACTCGATAAGAGCAGTGCCACTTTTCAGCGAATGACCGCGGCCGTCGGCAAAACCGACCGTTCCATCTCACGTGCCCGTGCCCGCTTTGATGGCTTGTCAGAAGCGCAACGTAAAAACGGAACGCTGACGGAAAAACAGCAAATACTGATGTCCCGATTGGGGGAGCGGCTTGATCGGCTGACCGCAAAACGCGTGACGGAAGTGGCCCGCCTCCGTGAGAGTGCATCAGCCCTGCGCCAGCATGGCGTCATGCTTTCCGGTAGTAGCGCCACCATCGGTAACGCTATACGCCGCACAGAACAATATAACCAATCCCTTGAACGGGAAAAACGGCAACTTGCTGCGGTCACTCAGGCTCGTAAACGTTACGAGGGCGCACAGCAGATGGCCGGGAAGTTGCGCTCTGGCGGTGCCATAGCATTAGGTACAGCAACCGCTGCCGGGTACGGCGCCGGACGCTTCCTGTCGCCTGCGGTTGGTTTTGATGAGGAAATGTCAAACGTCCAGGCGCTGACGCGGCTCGATAAAAGCGATTCGCAGCTGGCCGCCTTGCGCACTCAGGCAAAAAAACTCGGTGCTGAAACCGCCTTCACCACACGTGACGCCGCCAGCGGCCAAGCCTTTCTGGCAATGGCGGGCTTCACGCCAGATGCTATCCGTGCCGCACTGCCCGGCGTGCTCAATATGGCACTAGCGGGCAGTATGGAATTGGGTGAAACGGCAGACATCGGCTCAAATATTCTTTCACAGTTCGCCCTCGACGCCGGGGAAATGGACCGCGTCAGCGATGTGCTGACAGGTACATTTACCCGTACCAACACCACGCTTAGCAGCCTCGGCGAGACAATGAAAGTTGTCGGGCCGGTAGCCGCGGGACTTGGGATAAGCCTGGAAGAAGCCGCAGCTATGACCGGCACGCTGGCGCGCGTGGGTATTCGCGGTAGCGAGGCCGGTACGGCAATGCGTCGCTCCCTCTCCCGCCTGGCCTCCCCCACTACGGCAGCCAAAAAAGCACTCAAAGAGCTGGGAGTGGAAACTGCCGACGCAAGCGGAAAGATGCGACGTCCGTTCGATATTCTTCTCGATCTACAAAAACGCGTTTCCCGCTTTGGCGAGGTGGATCAGGTTTCATTTTTCAAAGATATCGCCGGAGAAGAGGGTTTTACGAGCCTCCAGTCTTTGGTCAACGGCGCAGGTGATGGCTACCTCCAGTCACTCTATGAACAAATTGCAGAAGCACATAAAAATCAGGAGGCCTTCGCCGTCGCTAACAAGAAGAAAGACAACCTGGGCGGCGATTTGAAGGAGCTGGACAGCGCGTGGGAGGCGTTCCGCATTTCTGTGGCTGAGACAGTAGACGGCCCATTGCGCAGGCTGACACAGGGGCTTAGCCGGGTTATTGGCACTGTTCAAAGCTGGGTAGAAGAAAACCCCAGACTTTCACGAACGTTGTTACTCGCCGGTGGTACTGCACTGGCATTAACCGCAGTAATTGGCGGTATGTCATTAGCTGCTGGTCTACTTTTAGGGCCGCTTGCAAAGCTCAGGCTGGGGTTTGCGCTGCTGTCCGGCGGGAGCGGCATCGGAGGTACGGTATCAGCGTTCCGCATATTGAGTGCTGTGGGCGGCAGTTCACTGGCAAAAATCAGCGGATGGCGTGCCTTACTCGGCGGTCTGGCTGGACGCGCCAGCGTATTAACCAGGTTGATGGTAACCCTGCGCGGCGCGTTACTTGGCGCCTTTTCCTTTCCGGGGACGGCGATAAGCGCCCTGTCAAAAGGCGTTGGCGGGCTGGCGCTGCGGCTAACCGGGCTCCCTGCTCTGCTCGGTATTGTGAAAGGTGGAATTACGACACTGGGCGGCGGATTATCAATGCTCTTGAGCCCAATCGGTTTAGTGGGTGCTGCGTTTTTAGCTGCTGGGGTACTGATCTGGAAATACTGGGGACCAATTAAGGCCTTCTTTAGCGGTTTTTTTACAGGCGTCATCCAGGGGTTAGCGCCTGTTTATAACGCATTTTCCAGGCTGACGCCCGTGTTCGGGGTCATTGGGGATGGCGTCAAAAACGTCTGGAACTGGTTTAAAAAAGTATTATTGCCCATTGAGGAGAGTCGCGAGGCGCTAAACAAATGCGCCAGCGCCGGGCATACCTTTGGAGAGGTACTGGGGACTGCACTTAGCGTACTGCTTTGGCCGCTTCAGAAGTTAATGGAAGGCGTTGGCTGGTTACTGGAGAAGCTCGATCTCATCCCCGATGGCATTGAAAGAGCCAGGCTGGAAGCAGCAAGACTCAGGGCTATTCCGGTCATGTGGGAATGGGATGAGAAATCCGGACGCATGGTTAAAAGGGAGTGGCAATGGTCATCTGAAAAGCCTGCAAGCAAAGGCAGCGCCCCGCCGCCCAATGTGCTCGGGGGCAACACTGGAACAGAGCGGCGGCTGGGCCAAATCGCGGATAACACCAAAGGCCTTTTAGATGAGGAAAAGCGCAAACGTATCGGGCCGGGTGACATTGTATTTAAAAATCTCCTTCCAGCCCTTGCAGTACGTGGTGAATGGCAGGAGTCGAAGCTTGTCCGCCAGTCTGTTAGCGCTCGCCCGGTTATTGCCGCTGGCGAACCAGTGATAAAACAGACGCAAGCATGGCAACCGGTACGCAGAAATCAAAGCGCCTACACGGCGGCTGCGGCTTCAGGTGGTAGTTTTTCCGGTGAAATTCACGTCCATCTGCACGGCATTCAGAGCAGCAATCCGCGCGAACTGGCGCGACTTGTTGGCGAAGCGGTCCGCGCAGAAATTGATAAACAGCAACGCGCTGCCCGGAGTTCGTTCCGGGATAACGATTAATTAGGGGTAATAACTATGATGATGGTATTCGGGCTCTTTGTATTTGAACTCAGGACACTGCCCTATCAGCAATTACAGTTATCTCGTAACTGGCGCCACGTAAAGAATGACCGTGTGGGCCGTAGTGCAAAATGGCAGTACGTTGGCGCAGGTGAGAACCAGCTGACGCTAGGTGGATTGCTGTATCCTGAAATCACTGGCGGCAACCTGTCGCTGGGTGCTGTCTCGGCAATGGCCTACACCGGGCTAGCCTGGCCGCTGATCGATGGCGTCGGGTCCATTTACGGGATGTATGTCATCACGGGTTTGCAGGAGACGCATCAGGAGTTTGATCGCTACGGCAAGGCAAAAAAGATAGAGTTCACACTCTCGTTGCAGCGCGTCGATGAAGATATCCGGGAACGGCTGCAAAGCACCTCTGCCAGCGATCTGTTGGCAACACTAAAACAAGGTGCAGAGACTGCATTAAATACAGCTCAGGATACGCTCGGCGGTATGACTTCCTGAGCTGCGGCACAGCCATCAATGACGATACTTCTTTTAGCTTAGACTTGCAGTGACACATCTGTTGCACAGGGCCAAACCTAATCTGACAGGCAGCTCTGTGCCAAAAGCGGAAGTAGCACAGAGATGTGCTATGTCAGTCAATAAGAAGTAGGCTAAGCTTTGCATTTTGAAATTGCGGTAATAGGCAGTACTCATTAATAAATAATCACCTCATAGAACATAGCTACCAAGCTTGTTCATCCTGTATTCTAGCTTAATGATCTACACAGCAAGGAGGAAATATGTACGACAATGAACTAAAAGCATTTGCGAAAGAGCAAGAGCAAAAGTTGATCAACACCTTGGCAGATACTAGAGAACACTCTGGTGCCATTCTTAAAGTAAGAAATCGAGATGACTATCAGCGTGATTATGCACGAATTCTATATTCATCATCATTTCGTAGATTACAGGGAAAGATGCAGCTTTTTGAAGTCGATCCTGAAAAATTCAACAGAAACAGATTAACGCACAGTCTTGAGGTAGCGCAAATCGCCAGAAGTATCGCATCAGACCTCGAACTGGTTCATCCCGTGGTGGTTGAGCTGGCAGCTCTCGCGCATGATATCGGCAATCCTCCATTTGGTCATTCAGGTGAAAAACTGCTTAACGAACTGTCTAAGGATATTGGTGGTTACGAAGGTAACGCGCAGGCGCTACGCATACTGAGGAAACTTGAAAAAAAATATGCAGACTGTAGTGGCTTGAATCTGACTCACCGCAGCTTGCTTTCGGTTATTAAGTATCCCAATATCCGCTCTACTGCTAACAAATTCATTTATGATGACGACTTTGAATTTTACAATAAGCTGCTTTCTGAAAAGCAACTCGATCTAAAACCTGGAGAGAAAACGATTGATGCGCAGATAATGGATCTCGCGGATGAAATTGCCTATGCAGCACATGATCTAGAAGATGCCCTAAGCAGAAACATGGTCACGATCGAAGACATTGAGTATGAATTTCTTATTTCTGACGATTTCAAAGGCGCGTTAGACCAGTTTAGGGAACTTGTCATTCAGTCAAAAGAAACAGCCTTTCAGGCAATTTCACTCAAGACCTCAGAAGAGTTTGCAATGATTTTTCGTAAGGAATTGACCTCCAATATTGTCAATCGCCTCGTCACGGACATTTCTGTAATAAAGAACAAAAATGGCTTTCATGAGCTTGGATTCGGAAATCTGAATGCCTTATCTGAAGGTCTTAAAAAGCTACTTTTTAAAGTCATCATGCGAAAACGTAATATACTCACCTATGAGTTCAGAGGAAATATGATAATCAATGATTTATATGTTTTCTATAACAAGGATGAGAATTATAAGTTCCTCTCCCCTGAACTTAAGTTTTCCTTGCCAAAAAAAGACACTGATGAATTTATGGACAAGAAAAAGCGGGCGGTGGTTGACTATATTTCCGGCATGATGGATACGTTTGCTATAAAAGAATGGGAAACGCATTGCAAGAAATAGTATAATTAGATCCCAGAGGTGCGAATACTGTCGGCAATACTAATATAAGATCTTTAAGAGGTCATTGTGTGTGATGTTGACAAAACTAAGAGCCTCTAGGATATCCAACTTCTGTTGGGCAATAAAAACTAGATAGCTCAGCCCGTTATCCGGGCATTGCGGTTAGAGATATCTTTTAAGCTTGTCAGGGCTGCAACAGCAGCCCTGTGCCGACAGCATACGTGGTCATCTAATAATAGTTAGGCCCTATGGTTCATAGTGATTTCTTATTTTTTGACAAAAAACTTTGAGTTACGTTGGCTAGCACTAAAATAGATAACAACAGCTGTATGCAAACTAGCATTCTGATTAATCTTGAGTTAGCGACTAAATCACCAAATGTAGTTGTTGTTGATATTCCAATGCTGTAAAAAGCGAAATCCCAAAAATTGAGATCTTCCTTTTGACGTTTACTCAACAAATCTTGCACATTATTTTTTATTTTAATTATTTTTTTATTATTTACAATTAATTTAGATCTCGCGTCATCTATTATTTTATTGGTGGTATTTAATTCAGAAACGATCGTTGGATCATTGAAGTCACCAGCATGTGATAAAACATATTCTAAAACATCTCGTTCTAAAGTTGCTATCCTGAGTTTAATTTTCGATATTTCGATGTTTTTATCAGCCAACATAATATTAAACTGGCTTTCTTGAATTTTATTCTTCTGTGACAATATAGCTTTAAGCTCGCCTTCTTTAACATTCAGCTCCTTGTGAATTTTTAAAGACGCTTCGTCCACATAGGCCTGTGTATTCTTAGCCCATGCTTTTGACAGATTTACGTTTATTAATTTTAGTTTTGATTCTTGCTGGGATAGTATACTTTCAAGCTTAATGTTTTGACTAATTATTCTGTCAAATTCTTTTTTTTCTTTCAATGTCTCTTTGGAAAAATCCTCGTTTGAAATAACTTCATAATCCTCAAAATCCTCACCATTATACGAAAATGCTAAATTTATAGCATTATGAATAGGAGTAGAGTTCAGAGCGTTATTTTTTATGAATGAGTCTGGATAAGCTAACCAAGCACAATAGTATACTACAGCAAAAAATACAATTATCAGAGAATAGGTTATTGCTGCTTTGTTTTTAATTTTCATAGTGATAATAAATTATTTTCTTCATTTGCTAACAGTTTAACAAAATAGCTACAGGAAATGCATTTTTTTTGAGTATACGCATGCAATATCCTCCAGTTGGTGCCTGCTGCTTGGCTGAACTGCTCCCCGTTGACTCCCACAGAATGCTGTGAGTGGTGTCCACAGATCGCTCGAAGCAGATTGTAAAATTTGATTGTGTGCTAAAGACGAAAACTGTCAGGTCAAGTTTGAACCAATACACGTACTCGATACCGGCAAACACGGTCATTGTTGACCGTGTTTTTTATGCCGTTCGTTTCCACAAGCAGAGGGTGACATATTCGTTAGTCACATCGAGTGATTCGTTTGCGGTTTCCTGCTCGCCCGCTGCGTCGATATAGGTTCCTGCCGTCATATTGAGCGGCCCGCTCTTCTGGTTGTCCGTGCCGTGTGTCGCGGTCGGATCCCAGGTCTCGCCGGGTGATCTGTCACCCGATTTGTGCCAGTGCGGCGGGAGGTTGCTGGCTGCGATTATTACCTTATTGCTGCCGCCGGTCGCACCGTGCCCGGTACCAATGCGCACCACCCTGCCCGCAAAGGTATCGCTTAACCCCTCCCACGTCTGCCACGGGAAACGCTCAGCCGGGCTTTTTTCACTAGGAATAATGATTCCAGGATAAAGAATGGCGTCAACGATACACTTAAATCCCTCGCCGTCACTGTCTAGCCCCAGATTTTCCCGCGCTTCTGCTGTATCGGTTAAATCAGAGAGGTTACGTTCTTTTTGCAGTGCGCGGGTAATGCGTGAATCATCCCCCGCCGCCACCGTTCCCTCCGTGGTGCCCACGTCCCGTGTGGCCGAGTTTCCCAGCCCCAGATTATCCCGGGCCTCTTCGGTATCGTTTAAATCAGCAAGGTTTTGTGTTTGCCGCAGATAACGTTTATCGCCCGTTTCCTGCGTGATAGTCGCTAGCGCCGGATCGATAATGAGATGCACACTTGAGCTGTGCGTCAGTGTCAGCACCAGCGTCAAAATGATCTCTTTGATGATTGAATCCGATTGCGCCGGGAGGTATGTCGCCGGGTATGCGCCGTAAGCGATGAGCGTACCCTTAGCACTGACCAGCCCCGCCTCTCTGAGCGTCTTACCCGGATAATCCCGGCAGTTGATAACAATCTGACCACTGATAAACCCCTCATAGCTTGAATCAGAATCAAAGGTTTCACGGCCAAACTGACCAAAAAGCGCCGTCACCGCCGCCAGGTCGTCGGGATCAGTTGGTAAAGTCACGCCGCCACCATCACCGATCAGCACGGCGGTAATATCCACGACTTCTCCCGCCTGATATGCGGCCTCGATTTCAGCGGCGCCCGCCGTCGTTAGTGTCAGTCCTGTTGCCATAGTGTTTCCTCTGCTTCAATGCCATACACACTGGCAAGACGATCATAAAAATCATCACTGACAGTTTTGCTGTCAGCATCAATATCGCTTTCACCGGGATGAATAACTCCCGCAGCCTGGAGCATTTGCAGGTATTCAAGGAAAAATTCATCGGTCTGGCAAAATCCGATCAGGCTTTTAATTTGATTGAATGTTTTCATAATTTATTCGTTATCCAGTTACCGGGTAAATCTGCGAAATCGTCCAGGCTTGTGCAGTTGTAGAATGCGTAATAATGCGCCGTGATGTTTTGCACTTTGCCCATAAATACCAGGCCCTTACCCGTGAGGGAAGAGCATCCCCTGAATGTGGCCGTCGTGGTGACAATCGTCGAATAACTGTCGAGATTGAATATCGTGCTGATGTTGGTTCTCAGTTGCACGCAGCCGTCAAACAAGTAGCCGATTGTCGTGGCCGGTAAGTTATTCAGCAGACCGACCCCGACCTCTTCCAGTGCGACGCACTCGGCAAACACATTAGTGAATGTCGTAGCGTTGATACTGGCGACAAAAAGACCGGCTGGCACTGAGCGCAAGTTTTTACATCCCCTGAAGGTCTGGCCGTATGCCGTCACCAGCGGGTTACCACTGAACAGATTTTCCGGTATTTCCACCACGCCGGTATTCTGGAAGGTTGCGCCAAATGCGGTGATAAGCGGGCACGATGCAAACAGCGACGGCGGAATGTTCACCAGTGCCGCGCAGCCGTAGAACGTAGAACCGGCACTGATCAGCAGGGTGTTATGTTTCAGTAAATCAGCAGGCAATACCGCCAGCGCAGTACAGCCGGAGAACGTCAGCGTCAGGGAAGTCAGGTTGACACAACCCGCAAACAGATCGGACGGCAGCGCGGCCAGCGCGGTGCAGTCCTGGAAGGTGCTCCCCATTGCCGTCAGAGAGGTCAGATCGCTGAACAGCTTTTCAGGCAGTACGGCAAGGCCCGAGCACTGATTAAACAGGCCAGTGATATTCGTCACTTTGCTGCATCCTGCAAACATATCCCCGGCCAGCGATACCAGCGCCGTGCAGCCCATAAATGTATAGGTCAGATTAGTCAGGGAACTACAGTCACGGAATGCCCCGGCCCCGATGCTTTTCAGGGATGTACATTGGGTGAATGCATAATAGAACGTCGTGACCAGTGATTTACCTGCAAAGGCCTCTGCTCTGACGGCTGTCAGTGAATAACAGGCATAGAAAGCCCGGTCAAAGCTCGTTGCCTTGTTACAGTCCACAAACGACGGTAGCGCCGTTAATACAGTGCAACTATTGAAGACGCTGGCAAAGGTAGTTGCACTGACACACCCCTCAAAAATATCATCGCCCACTTCTTCCAGAACACGGCAATAGTAAAAAGCGGAGGAAAATGTTTGCGCAAGCGCACAGCCAGAAAACACAGCTTTTCCCGCTTTTACCAGTGAAGAACAGCCGGAAAAAACGGTTCCAAAATGGTTAACCAGGGGTAAATCCTTAAAGAATTCATCAGGTACAGAAAGCAGTTGCGTGCATCCACTGAATGCCCCGCCGAAATGCGTAGCTTCCAGGCAGTGGCGGAACAGGCGCGGCGGTAGCTGCGTCAGCGCCGTGCAGCCTCTGAAAATCGCCGTAAAGACGCCACCAGGCACATCGCTGAATAAATCTGCTGACAATGTTGTCAGCGCACGGCATCCATCGAAGGTATAACCGAAGTTATTGCCACTGACACACCCGTCAAAAATGCCCGTCCCGGTATCAATAAGGGATGTGCATCCCGAAAACGCACTGGTGAAATGCGTCGCAGCAGCACAGTCCCGGAATGTGTTTTTGCCAGCACTCAGCAGGCGCGTGCAGTTCTCAAACACTGAGGTGAATAGCGTCACCTGAGATAATTCGCTGAACAGCCCATCAGGAACAGCAGCCAGTTCCGTGCAGCCATAAAACGCCGCCGAGAAATCTGTGGCACCAGTAAACCGCGCAAATAAACCCTCTGGTAGTTCAGTCAGCGATGAGCAGCCCCGGAAAATGGAGGTACATTTCTGGATATTTGGCAGATCGTCAAAAGCCCCGGCGTGGACCTTGTAAAGGCCAGTTGCGCCACTCGCGAAAGAAACAAGATTGTCTCTATCTCCAGTCAAAAGAATGATTTCCTGTACGGGGTTCAACGTCACTGAAACGTTACCCGACGTGCGCTGGAAACTGGCGGTTTCCGTATTCTTAACCGTTATTGTGTACTTTTCTCCCTCCACAACGTCACGCGTCGGAATAACCCAGCCGTACACAGCACTGGCAGCATCAAAACGGTACTCCCGGCTGTCTGTTCCGTCGCCATAATCAATCGTGAAATCCTCATCCATGCGCACGTAGAACAACGGACGGCTTGCATTGTCGATGCGGGTGATGAACTTCATCACCGCGACCACTTTCACATTGATCACCGCGCTGACGCCGTTAGTCGTCGTGACGGTGACCGAACAGGTGCCCCGCTTCACGCCCGTAACCAGAATAGCGCCGTTGACAATTCGGGCAGTCGCGATTGTTTTATCCGACGTGGTTACCGTATAGGTTTTATCTTCCGCGTATTCAGGGAGGATGGTCACCGTGACCGTTTCCGCGTCACCGGGGGCCAGATTCAGCTCGTAGCGGGATAAAATCACCTGCAACGGGACAAATCGCGGCGTGATTTTCTCCGTGGCGTACATGTAACCGGCCGCATATGAGGTTCCCTGAAGTCGGCCAAATACATGAACGGAAAACCAGCTGCGCAGGTTCCTGGCGCGCAGCACCGCCAGTTTCAGATCCTGCTGGTCGTATTCCGTCACCGGCAAATCGTTCTGATAAACGTTCAGGCGAAAGGTATACGGATCCCCTTTCGGGTTCTGATTGAACCATTCAACAATATCCGTCCCAAAAGGACTGTCCACCAGGGCATGACGGACGGCGGCGACCGTACCGCGATGGCGGTGGATGTAGTGGGCGCGCTTGATCGCATCGCGTTTCTTTCGTTCTGACCAGTTAATATTCCAGGTATCAACCTGGTATTCCCACGCCAGCCACGGCAGGAGTGCCAGCGGGCAGCTGTCGGGATCTTTAACCCAACGGATCAGATATACCGGCAACCTCTCCAGTGCGGCGGCGCTGGCCCTGTCTATGGCCCGCTCCACGGCGGTGGCGTTGGGTGGCAGAATACTGGCGGGATAATTAGCGGTCATAGTCCATCACCACAAGATTGATTTTCACAGAGGTGCAATGAGGCGCTTCACCCATCGTCGCAACGACGTCGGTGGCCGGTGAATGCAAATCGACAGTGACAACACCGTCCTGATGCAGCGCCCCGTCGATGCCCGACCGTGCAGCGGTGGCGTTGATAAGATGCACAGAGGCAGTGTATTCGTTCAGTGCTGCGGTGGCTTTTTCCAGCACCGTGGCGGTGTCTACGCCATAAGGGACGTAAATATCAGCAACCACCTGATAACTCACAATCACAGCGGAGCGGACATAATCAGCCACATAATCCGTAATCGGACGCACGTCTTCCGGGTTTACCGCTGACAGGACTTTATCAAGCAGCGCCTGCGGGGCAGTTCCATCTCCGGTACGTGACAGCACGTAGAGAAAAACGCGTCCTTCCTGGTTATGGGTTTCAGGGCCATAGGCGCGCACATCGAGCACATCCGCATCCGCACCTCGCGCAAAATAGTGATAGGCATTTCTGGCGCCCGCCGTGCTCAGGCGCGCCCATGAGAGCAGCGTGCGGCCGCGCAGCGCTTCGTCGCTTTCATATACGGCGTCCGCCTCGTCGGTGGCTTCGGTAATCAGCAGGCGTTCAGTATCAAAATTCCCGGCGACCTGATCGAGATCCGCCCCCAGGGCGCTGGAAAGCAGCACCGCGCGCACGGCTTCATTGATGCGTTGCAGCAGATGGATCTCGCGATAGGTGAATGCCTGAGCCAGTGCCGCCATCGGTTCAGATTCCAGCAACAGCGCAGCAGACACAGAAGCCTGAAGTTCCGCAGGCATGGCCGCCACGATAAGCGCCCGGATATCAGCCAGCGCCGTTTCAAAATCCGGCACCTCGACGATATCAGGTTGTGGGATCTGAGATAAATCGACGGACGTTTGCACACTAGCTCCTTAACCTGATGGTGTTGCTGGTTTCTGTCATGGTTTCCGTGATGGTCCCGCTCAGCTCGGCGGTCACTGCGCCTGTTTCCGAAAACACCACGTTGACGGTAGTCAGGCTGATCCGCGGCTCCCACTGCGCCAGCGCGATAGCGGTGGCGCCCATCAGCTGCATGCGGGTGACGGCGTTTTGTGGCGCATCGAGTAAATCAGGTACCACACTGCCAAAGTCCCGGCGCATCACACGAGAGCCTGTTGGCGTGGTGAGGATTTTTGTCACAGACTGCCAGAGCTGATCGTGATCGGTCAGCGAACCGGTGCCTTCAGGGTTCATCCCCGTGTAACTGGCTGTCATTGCGGGCCTCCTGTAGTACTCCCACCAGACTGCACGCCACCGTGTTTATGTTCATGTACGGTGATCCCGTTTGACTGCAACACGCCGCCGGAATGGAACACATCACCGGCCATCGTGCCGCCGTGGGTCAGTTCGAAAGTGCGTGTTTTGAGGTGGTTTGTGCATTCCACCTCCGGCGTATCCAGCGTGACGCGGGTCTCGGCCTGGATATGCGCGGTTTTAATGCCGGTCACGGCCAGTGCTCCGGCATCGGCGGCAGCGTCGTAATGCAGGCGAGCGCCATCCGGTGCGGTGATGATGATTTCCAGCAGGCTGCTGCCCGTTGGCGGGTTATCTGCGCTGTATGCAGAGCCAATCACAAATGCGTTTTCAGGGTTGCCACCCGGACAACCGATCCAGACCTGCTCCCCTATGGAGGGCGGCAGCCAGATGCTGAACGCCCCGGCGCGGGTGACATTCCAGCGGATCCAGGTGGTCAGCAACCTGCCGGAGCGAACGCGCACCGCTTTCTTGTCGGCGCTCATTTGCTCCACGACACCCTGGCGCAGAATGTTTTCCAGCAGGCGCATCAGCTCGGCATTCATGACGCACCGCCCAGACTGCTGATAACAGCGTTTTCCGTAGCGATAAGGTCTGCCGGAGTCATGCCCAGCAGTTCGCGCGCCGGGTACTGCGCGTAAGCGCCCGGGCCAACTTCATCTTTGAGGCCGTACTGGTGAATACGGGCAATGCGCGCAGCGATGCCGTCAAATCCTACGGTGACGCCGCCCGCGTCCGGCCTGACTTTCATAAAACGCAGGGTGCGCAAGCGAGTAAACATCGGTGCTTTTTTTGTCTCTGAATGCGTCGCTGATTGCGTTTTGATTTCCAGATACCGCTCGATATCGGCCCGGTAAAATGTGCGGATATCCCGGCGCTTCTCGTCAAAGCCAGTGATTATCCGGCCATATTTACCGCGCCCGCCGCGCCAGTTTTTCAGCGCCCGCACCTCGTTATTCCAGAAGAACTTGATCCCCTGCTGGGTGCGGTAAACTTTGCGGCGGCGCACGGCATAGCCGCTGCCGTCCGGGTTTTTCTGTGACGCGATACGGCGCTGCTGACTGCGGCGCACTGCCAGGCCAATTTTGCGCGCGGTACGGGTGCGCCCCGCCGGGCTGACGCCGTCGAGAATGTCCTGATAGACCTGATCCAGCTCGCTGAACATGCGCTCACTCACGCTCCGGCCTCCTGAAGCATGCCTTCGAATACCAGCCCCCAGCCTGCGGCGTGGGGTGCCAGCACGCGCGGGCGCGGCTCCGGCAAATGCTCGGCGTATGGCACGCCGTTTTCATCCAGCTGCACCAGTACCCGCTGACGTACCGGCAGCTCAAACATCAGATCGGCGGTGTCGTCGTTGTTAATCAGCGTGGTGAATTTAATCTGCTGGTTTTTATCGGGATTCAGCAGCAGATCGGGCTGATTAAACCAGAGCCAGGCCAACAGCGGCAGCGTGAAGTCGTCAATGCTCCCGGCGTAGTTCATGACGAACAGCACCAGAGAATAGCGATACATGAACGACGGCGTTTCACCGGTAGTTTCAATGCCACCCTCTTCAACAAACACCGTCCAGGCTTCCGGGTTCGCCCGGCACCAGGTGTTTGCTTTCTCTATGGCGGCGCGGAGTGTGTTTATCTTCAGCATTTATGGCTCCTTATGGGTGTTCTGACGCAGGTTGTCCCACTGGCGGATCGCCGCTTTGTCAGCATTGCAGGCATCAAGCGCATCCATCAGCCTGTCGCTGAATATCGCCACCGCGCCCCAGGTCACTGGCTTATCCAGCACCGGGCGTGGCGTCTCTTCGGTCAGGCTCTCCGGGACGGGTTCACGGACCAGCTGAATGATCGGCGCGGGCGGTGCGTTTTTGCAGGCTGCGGCTGACAGCGTCAGGCACAGGAGTAACAGCGCACGTGTCACCATTGAACGCGGCCTGCATTGCTTCACGTCGGCGCTCCCCTTCTGCATTACGCTGTTGCTCACGGACTTTCACCTCTGCCAGTAATTTGTGGGTCTGTATGGCGGTCGTCTTCACTTCCTGAATAACCTGCTCGTAACCGGTCGCCGTTTCGGTCAGCAGCTTGTTGCGGGTCCGGGCCTCGCTCAGCTGGTCGGTCTGCCACCAGACAGCAGCCAGAAGGACAAGCATCACAATCACACTGCCCGCCCTCATGACGGCGTACTCAGGCCCAGCAGACACCAGGCTTTAAAATCGTTGCGCCGGTTAACCAGCCCGGGGGAGCGCTTACCGCCCGCATTGACAAAATCAGTCAGCCTGTTGCACATCTGCGGCCATTGTCTGGCCTGGGCATGCTTCCAGATCGTGGTTCTCTGCTTGCGTCCGTTCTTATCGGTGAACCACATCAGCCCGGTGCAGCCCAGATTCAGGGCCGCATCCGTCATGGCCTCAAAGGTGAGCTGCGGCATGTCGGCGCCGTGGAAATTGTTATTGATGCAGTTTTCAGCCCGTTGCAGATCGTTAACCCAACGCCGCGCTATTTCCTGGTTGCTGTATTCGCGGTTTTCCACGCCACCCGTGGAACCAATGCCCACCGTCAGCACCCCTGCCGTGCAGTAATAAGGCGTGCTGCGGCAGTCTTCCCAACCGGCGATCTTCTGCTGCCCTTCTTTCGACGTTCTGACGCTCCCGGGCGCCAGCGAAATGCCCAGGGCCACAATCACCGCAATTGAACATTTTTTGATGATGTTCTTCATGCCGGTTTGTCTCCGTGCAGTTGCTCCAGCAGCTGCCGTTCGCGGTCCGACAGGTTGCGGGTTTCAGCCTGGCGGAGAATCTGCTCGATCAAGTCGTTGCGGCGCTGGCTGACCTGCTCAATGCGGCGGCGATGAATCGCCAGCCGGACGGCGGAAACAATCCCCAGAAGAAGGCCAGCCAGCGCCAGCTTTTCGCTGACGGTCATCACGCCCACACCGGTCACCAGGGCGGATGTTGCAAACGCAAAATATTCGTTAATACGATCCAGAGTCATTCCCATAACTGGACGGTTACCCGTTCCACCTCGCTGGTTATCACGGGCATTTCGATCTCCTGCCCGGCATTCAAAAAAACCTGGTTGCTCAGTCCCGGATTGGCTTCGAGCACCTTCTCCGTGACACCTGCGGTTTTGCCGTAATGACGCCAGCAGAGCTGATCAACCGTGTCGTTTTGCAGCGCCCTGACTTTCATCAGAACAACTCCGCATAGATACGGGCTTCTTCCCGTATATCTGAAATACTCCAGCGCCCGTCCCGCCAGAGATCGTCTATTTGCCTGTCCAGGGCCTCCGCATCCTTGTCGCCCTTTGGCGTGGTGCCGACGTCCCTGTAACCTTCCAGTACGCTGGCGCGCGTGAAGGAGTAGACCGCGCGCCGGAAGCGATAAACTTTTGCGCTTTCGCCGTTAATCTGCTCGACAGGTTCACCGGCGGAAGTCAGCAGTACAGAAGCCAGCGATTCAGCGCCTTCCGCTTCTCTTTGCTTACGCCAGTCTTTCAGCTGATCCGCGACATGCAGCGCGGCCTCCGTTGCCATATGCATTAATCGGGATGTTGTAATGTCACCGGCGATGCGGGCAGCGAGGCGCAGATCGTGGAGTTTTACCGTCGGCCAGAAAGTGCCGATGGCAATCTGTGCGCCGCCGTCGTCCACGTCTGTCACATCACTTTCAGCAGGTCTGACGGGGCGCTGCGCGATAAAACTCATCGTCGTTTCTCCGGTAGGTCAGGCGGTGGGCTCCCGGTAAAAAGACCGCATAACGGGCAGATCGCCGGGCGCGCCGCCTGTGGCGCGGGGCCAGTTCATTACGCTCAGGCGTTTACTTTGACGGCGGTTTTCGTTGTCTTTTTTGCCGCCGTTTTGCGGGTAGCTTTTTGGGTGCCGGCCGCCGTTTTCGTCTGCTTGCGCGTTCGTGTTGTTTTTTCTGCTGCGGGTGTTTCGGTTGCCGCTGTATCGCTGGATGAAGGCTCATCTTCCGCATCACCACTCGCCGTGCTGGTCAGCGGCGCCTTCTTCAGCGCGCTGACCAGAGAGGCGATCTCCCGTTTCACGCCTGCGCCCGGGTTCAGGCTCATGGCTTCCCGGAAGAGTTTCAGCGCTTCGCCTTTTGTTTCCGCGTCTTCCGTGTCGCGACGACAAAACGCCCTCACCTTGCACAGCTTCGCGCGGACCTCATCCGGCATATCACTGTCAGCCACAATTTCGGCCAGCTCGTCCAGCATGGCGATATAGCCTGACAAATCGGCTCCGGCGTCCGTGGTGGCGAGGTTCAGAATGGGATTGCAGATTTCTTCGGTCAGCACCGTCGGTGCCGGGCGGCGATAGTTGTCATCCGGCATGCTCAGGCCATGCTTAACGACATAGCGCCCGATACGCAGCGCCAGCGCATAGTCGGAGCAGTCCACCGCCCACACCATCAGCGTGGTGATAACCGGATCGGCGCGTCCGCTGTCGCCCTCGATCGTGCCGTCAATCCACCCCTGAAACTCAGGAAGGATGCTGGCCTTTACAGCAGCCTTCGCATGGCGGGACTGGATCTGGCTTAGCGAGGATTTATGCATATGCAGGCGAAAGAGGATCTGCTCATGCGCGGTGCGCGTCTCCGCGTCACGCTCATCACTGATGCCCCGCCTCTCTGCCATGACCTTCTGAAAGTGTCTTTGTGCCGGTGTCAGCATGGGTTCATTCTCCTGGGCGGGCTTGCTGCCCGCCATGTGATGGGGATTATCAGGCGAATGTCACGCCGTCGATCATGGCAATCATGCCGTACTCTTCAATGACATAGTCATCATTGCTGGACTGGTAAGTCGCCACGCGGTTGTAGTGCGGCTCTTCCCGGATAGAGCGACGCAGGGAGCCTTTCTGGTAGTACACAGAGAGGTTTTTCAGGTTGGTGATGAGCACGACATCTTCAGGAATGCCCGGGACAAAGACCGTCGGCAGGCCGCCAATCTTTTCCTGGCTGACAATGAGCTGCGCGGCCAGTAGTTCGGTATTCGGATTGGTCTGGCTGAGCGCGTTCACTTTCGGCAGGTTCACTTTCAGCAGCAGATCGGACGAGAGCACAGTCACCAGACCGGGAGCGCGGCGGAACCAGGGATCCATAAGGCTGTGGCGTGCATCGAGCACGGCGGCATCAATATTGCCGTAGGTGCCTGACGCAATTACCGCGTTATTCTCATCACGGGAAGTCAGCGTGATACCTGGCATAATGCGCTGCGGCGCCTCATTGCGGATCTTTTGCAGCCAGCCAACGCCGCAATCCTGCAATAACGGATAGGTCGTGCGGTCGGAGTTTTCAGAGTAATGCGTGCCATTAAAGCCAATCATCTGGCGATCCAGCCCCAACTGACGGGCCATCGCATTACTGATTAATGACTGAAATTCAGGGTGACCGGCCCACGCGTCCAGCTCCGCATACGAAAGCGCATAGTCATAGTTGGTTTTGCGGCAGTGGTAGTTCTGCGGCTCTTTGTTATGGTTCGGTGCAGGGTTACGGCGGTTGGTGCCGTCCGAGCGGTTATTGGTGCTCGCCATCGGTCCCTTACTGCCAATTTTTACTTTCTGCCCTTCCTGCTCTTTAACCCCAAAGTGGTTAACCAGCTTCATGAAGTCATCCGACTCCATGGCGGCCTGTTCCAGTTTTTGCTGGATAGTCGGATCGACGCTGAAACGATTGGCAACGGCTGAGGGTGAGACACCGTTCAGATGTGCCTGGCGCACAATGTACTTATCAAATAGTTCGCGGGTCTGGTTTTCCATGGTTACCTCTTAGAAGTCTGCAAGCTGCGCGCTGCTGTTGCCGGTTGCCGCCGGTCGTGCGCTGTAATTTTCTGCGGGCTGGAGCTGAAGCTGACCGCGCAGCTCGTTAAGTTCGCTGGTCAGTTGCTGAATGGTGGCTTTATCCTGTTGGCGGTCCTGTTCCAGGGCACTGAACCGGTCAATCTGGTCTGCCTGAGATTGAGCAACGGCTTCAACAACCTGATGCAACTGACTGAACCGTTGATCGTCGGTTTTCTGGCCTTTACCAAGGATGCCCATCACGCGGTTGAACCAGTTGACGCCCTCCTCGCTGCGATGAGCGGCCAGTTCGATCACTTCAGCTTCAAGCGCATCAGAGAACAGCGGCGCCTCGATCTGCTGGTTATTGAAGGCCATCACCTGCGCGCGCTGCTGCGCGGCAAATTTAAGGCGCTCAGTCCCCAGACTTGCCGGGGTGTCCGTCATCGCCAGGCCGACCACATACGCCTTACCGTTAAGGGCAAACTGCGGATGCAGCTCAATACTGGAATAGATTTTTTTTCCTTCATCGGTGAGCTGCTTCATTCGTGCCGAAGCGTCGATCTCGGCATAGAGCGCCGTACGACCGGCCAGCGGCCCTTCGGTGATATCCTCCGCGCTTAAAGCAACAACATCCCCCATGGCGCCAAAATTGCTGTCAGGAAGCATGGAGAGATAGTGCTCCACGTTCACGCGGGCGCCGTAAACGGCCGGGTTGTAGCTCGCCGCCGCATCGCGGAGGTGCTGCGGCTGGATCTCGCGCCCGTCAACGGTGGCGCCGGAAACCGCAACGCGAAACTTTTTGCGAGCGGGTTTAGTCGTGCTGGCCATGTCGTTTTATCCTGTTGATTAATGTCAGTCGCTGCATCATCGCAGAGCCTGAAAGCCCGGCGCCACGCGGTTTTGTTGTCGGAGAACGGCCAGACCTGAAAGCCCGAGCCGCGGGGATCGCGCGCAGGTAATCTCCCTGCTCAAAAGGGGGAAGTGATGATTCAGGATGCGTTTATTCGATTAAGGGCAAAGCAGCTCTACTGGCAGGGGTACCCGCCCGCCGAAATTTCGCGACTCATGGGTATCAACTCAAACACGGTTTATTCCTGGAAAAAACGTGACGAGTGGGACGACACAACGCCTATCAAACGGGTAACGCAATCCATTGATACCCGTCTATGCCAGCTGAGTGCGAAGGACAATAAAACCAGTGGCGATTTCAAAGAGATTGATCTGTTAACCCGGCAGTTGAAAAGGCTGGATACCGGGCAGACCACCACTACCACCGGCGTTAAAAAAACCAGTCGTCGCAAGAAGAAAAATCACTTCTCCGAGGAGCAGATCGATGCATTGCGCTCAAAAATTCTCGACTCTCTCGCATGGCACCAGCGCGGCTGGTACGAACAGCGCGATCAGCGTAACCGGATGATCCTCAAATCGCGGCAGATCGGGGCAACCTGGTACTTTGCCCGCGAGGCATTACTGGGCGCACTGAGAACGGACGTTAAGCACGACTATCAGCGCAACCAAATTTTTCTGTCGGCGTCCCGCAAGCAGGCGCTCCAGTTCCGCAACTTCATCCGTAAAGCGGCTGAAGAGGTGGACGTCGAACTTAAAGGCGGTGAGCAAATCACGTTGTCAAACGGCGCGGAGCTGCATTTTCTCGGGACGTCGGCGGCGACGGCGCAGTCGTACACCGGCCACCTGCGATTTGATGAGTTTTTCTGGACAGGAAACTTTATCAACCTGCGCAAAGTTGCCGGCGCCATGGCAACGCTCAAAGGCTTAACACGCACGTACTTCTCCACGCCATCCAGCGAAAGCCATGAAGCCTATCAGTTCTGGACCGGCGATCGATGGAATGCGAAACGGCCTAAAGCGCAGCGCGTTGACTTTGACGTTTCATGGAAGAAAACCCATAGCGGCGTGCTTTACCCGGATAAAACGTGGCGGCAGATCGTCACTATTCAGGACGCTATCAACAACGGCTGGGACTACACCGACATTGATGAAATCAGGGACGAAAACAACCCCGATGAATTTGAAAACCTGTACATGTGCGAGTTCGTCAAAGACGGCGAAAGCGCGTTCAATCTTAGCCAGTTACTGGGGTGCGGCGCTGACGGGTATGACGACTGGCCCGACTGGAAACCGTTCGCCAGTCGCCCTATGGGCCAACGTGAGGTGTGGCTGGGCTACGACGCCAACGGCGGCAGCGGCAATGGTGATGCCGGTGCTCTGTCCGTAACTGTCCCTCCCCTTGTGGCTGGCGGCCGGTTTCGCACGGTTGAATTGAAGCAACTGCGAGGGCTGGAGTTTGAGCAGCAGGCGGCGGTCATCAAAGAGGCTGCCGAGCGCTACAACGTCACTCACATCGCCATCGACGGACAAGGCGTCGGGGAGGCGGTCTGGCAGATTGTTAAAAATTGGTTCCCGGCGGCTATTTGCTACCAGATGAGCCTCTCTTCCAAGCGCGCCCTTGTCCTCAAAATGTTGCAGGTCATCCGCGCCGGCCGCTGGGAATATGACCGCAGCGAGCAGGGCCTGGTCAGAGCCTTTAACGCTGTTCGCAAAGTTGTTACGCCCGGCGGTTTCATCACTTACGAAACTGACCGATCGCGCGGCGTAAGCCATGGTGATATGGCGTGGGCAACCATGCTTTCGATTATTAATGAACCGTTGGGCCAGGAAAGTGGCGGCGGTGGTTTCGCAATGGGATGGTAACTGTGAAAAAGAAATACGGTAAAAAGCCGATAGCCAGCACAGCCGGTTCTGACATTGCGGAGTCACTGAAGGCCGATCCCGCGTTGACAGCGTTCAGCTTTGATGGCCCTTATCCCGTGCGTGATATGGCCGATTTGCTGGACAATCTCTATTGCCTGGACAACGGGCGATACTATGAGACGCCAGTGGATTTTTACGGGCTGGCTAAAGCTCCACGTCAGAGCGCCTGGCATGAGTCGGCGTTGTATTTCAAACGAAATGTGCTCACCGGCTGCTTTATCCCGCACAAGCTGCTCAATCGCCAGACCTTTTCCGCGTTTGCGCTGGACTGGTTCACGTTTGGCAATGCCTATCTCGAATTGCCGCGTAATCGCCTGGGCGGCCCGCTACCCTTCAAACACTCTCTGGCGAAGTACACCCGGCGTGGGAGCACAGATCTCGATCAATACTGGTTTATCCGGCGCTGGAAAGAAGAGCACACGTTCAAATCAGGAACGGTTTGTCACGTTCTGAACCCTGATATTAATCAGGAGGTCTACGGTATGCCGGAATATATGGCAGCACTGCTGGCCGCCAGCCTGGCCCACTCCGCTGACATGTTCCGTAAGTTGTACTACGACAACGGATCGCATGCTGGATGTATTGTCTATATTGGCGCTGGACAGGTTGATGATAAAAGCATGAAGGCAGTCAAAGAGACGTTGACCGGTGCGCGTGGGAAAGGCGCATTTAAAAACCTGCTGCTGCATGCGCCAGGCGGCGGCAAAGACGGCGTGCAAATCCTCCCCTTCCAGCAGATCACGGCGAAAGATGAGTTTATCAACATTAAGAACGCCACACGTGACGACATACTCGCAGCGCACCGTATCCCGCCGCAGCTGATGGGCGCCATGCCAGAGGGAAACGGCTCATTTGGGGATATCGAGAAAGCCGCCCGGGTCTACGCTATCAACGAGCTGACGCCCGTAATGGAGGCGCTGAAGGTGGTCAATGAGTGGATCGGAGAAGAAGTGATCCGCTTTAACCCTTATGCGTTGCTTACCCCTGAGAAATAACCGCCAGAAAACTCAGTTTTTTAAACAACATCAGCCATTTATAACGGGCCAGCGTTTTGCTGGCCTCATCTTTTCTGCTTAAAGAATCCCACATCAGCGCCCCTCTGCGCGTCGCTGCTTTTTCCCTGCACAAGGGCATGCCTCTACCTAAAATCACCGCTCACCATGACGCAGAAACCGTGAAATTGCGTATTCTGCCGCCTTCCCTACCCTGACCCGCTTGCGGGGGCTTGCCCCCCGTCACCTGCGCACAGCAATCCTGTCATTTTTTGTGCATGCACAAAACTGGCCCCAGCCTCTGTCGGTACTGGTACACGTAGCAGAATTGGCGGTTCAAAAATCGCGCACAATTGCTCATAATTGTGTGCTAACTCCTTCAAACATCGATAAAATTATGCAATCATAATTTGTTCATCAATCCACGAAGACAACCAATAATGAATGATTATAATTTTAATGTTCTCAACGATAAAGAGTTCGAAAAACTAGCAATTGAGCTCATAGGTAATCAGGAAAATGTATTAGTTGAACGATTTACTCCTGGAAGAGATCAAGGGATAGATGGCCGTTTTTATTCACCTTCAGGGGGTTCTGTAATAATTCAAGCAAAGCATTATGCTGGAACAGGCTTGAATGGGCTATTGAGAACGCTTGTAAATGATGAACTACCAAAAATAAAAAAGCTAAACCCAAGTAGGTACATCTTAGTTACCAGTGTTGGATTAACCCCTCAAAATAAAAACACCATAAAATCCTTACTTCACCCTTATATAGTAAGCACAAACGATATATATGGAAAGGAAGGTGTCAATGATTTGCTTACACAACACCCATCCGTTGAAAAAAACTTTTATAAGCTTTGGATTTCAAGCACTAATGTTTTAATTAACATTCTAAATAATGGAATCGTACAAAAAAGCAAGTTTCTAATTGAAGAAGCGCATCTTGAATCAGCTAGATACATTCAGACAAAACAGTTCGATGAAGCTTTAGATATATTAAAAGAAAAACATACGCTTGTTATAACCGGTTTACCTGGCGTTGGAAAAACTACTTTAGCCAAGCAATTAGCACTTTTTCACTCCTATAAAGGATATGAGATTTATCACATTGAAGACTCAATTAGTGAGGCCGAAGCTTGTTTTTGCCCAGAAAAAATGCAATTTTTTTATTTTGACGATTTTCTCGGCGCAAACTATTTGGATGTTATAGAAGGTAATTTTGATTCAAAGATAATGAATTTTATCCGAAGAGTAACATTAGATAAAAATAAGAGACTTGTATTAACATCTAGATCAAACATCCTCAATAGAGCAAAAAGAATTAGTGATATATTTAACTTTGAAAACATATCAAACCGTGAATATGAAATAAGTGTAACTGAACTTACTCAAATTGAAAAAGCGAACATTTTATATAATCACATTTGGCACAGCTCCCTGCCCACTGAGTTTTCAGATGTATACTTTGATAATAAAAATTACTGGGAGATAATCAAACACAAAAACTTCAACCCTCGATTAATATCAATTATAACTAATAGCGAACAATTATCCGGCTTGTCTAATGAAGAATACTGGCCTTATATAAAAAACGCCTTGAACAATCCAGAGGTTATTTGGGATTTATATTTTAAGAGGCAGATACCTGATGAAATTTATGATCTAATTAATATTGTCGTCTTAAATGGCGGAAATATTGAAGAAACAAAATGCAAAGAAATATTAAAGCGAGTCTTTGAGAAAAAACACAAAAACAATTACTATGTCAAAGTTCATCAAATCGATGACTTCATTAAAGAATCGTTAAAATCAACACTCAATAGAAATATTCGACTAAATCAAAATACGCAGATTGCAAGTATAACTCCTTTTAATCCATCAATTTCTGACTATATTATTAATCGCATATCAAAAGATGACACTAATCTTTCTTTGTATATGTTGGCATCAAAAACTTGTCAGTCGATTAACACCTTATTTTCTTTAGCAGTTAACAAAAAAATAGATAATCACACTTTCAATTCAGTTTTGAATATATTAATATCCGACTCCATGAGTAAGGACATTAATGATTACTCAACGCATCTATATTACAAAGTAATAAAATCAGATATATCTGACACTGAAAAACTAAAAAAAATACCACCTTCTACATTTTTAAATATAAATAAAAGCCAAGTATCTTATGATTCTGCAATAGGTGAGTGTATTATTTGGGCAATTGAGAATCAACCACATTTATTCTCAAAGAAATTCGCTATTGATTTCATTGACTATGCTCTTTGCCCAACTAAACAATACTCTTTATACCATGACGACTATCTTCCCCTTGCAAAATTAATGACATTTTATCCTGATATTGAGCAGGATATTAAATTCATAGAATTAAAAGAGCATATAATAGATTTTTGGGAGTCAGGATTTGATGAGATCCTTGGTGACTCAGCTAAAATCCAAAATCTCTCCCCTGATGACTTTGACACAGCGGATGATGTTGCTTTGAATTATCTTCATGAGTTTCTCAACGAGTATCCTTTTGAGTTTGATGAAAGAGATATTGAGTCCATTATGTATAATACTGACATCTCCTCACACTTGCCAGACTATAGCTATTATCATGATGATGATGATGGATATAGACCTACTGCCACCCAGTATGTAAATAGTGTAAGCTACATTGACGATTTATTCAGCAGATAATGTTCATCACCTCCCTATTTAAAATAAATGGGAGGTGATTTAATAGCTTTTGTAAAAAACAAACCACATATTCCTGCCTATAAAAGGCAAGCAACAAGAAGGTTAAATTTAATAACCTTTTCTCAAAAATTCCGATAAACCCTTATTTCCCAAAGCAATGAAATTAACTCTTCAACTTTAATATTCACTGCCCCATTCGCATCATACTGATTAATCAGTTCTGCTATGCGCTCATCAGTAATGATCAAACTATAACTAGGGATTTGAGTAACAAAGTTTATTTCTTCAGGCCGCGGATGAGCTGCATCCCAATCTTTTTCCGCTTTTTCTCGTAACAATTGCCATTCGGGATAACGGCTAAAGACCTGCTTCTCAAAATCAGACCTGTTTTGCTGCCCTTTGTCCTCATACTTTGATAAATCGAGATTAATAATTGGAAAAGGTGACTTAACCTCAGATTCTACCTCTGGAACGTCCTCACTATCGAACGGTTGAAGCCCGCGGCAGAGATTGCAAATTCGATCTGTGTAATAAAACTTCTCTTTGTAGTCCAGCTCACGCCCACATTTAATGCATCGTTTTATTTTGTTCGACAGGAAGCTGGCAATATTCGCCTCTCGCTGATCATAATCGTCATACATGTTCACCCCCTGTTCTTATCTCCCCCAAAGAGTACAGCCCATCCTCTAGTGTCCAGAGACCTAAGCATGTCGGAATAATGCCCTACTGGATTATCTGTGATGTGACCTACATCTACTTTATTGTGTTTTTTCAACAGTTTCCACACATTCCGAATCTGAGCATCTGAATTCTCTGGTTCCATACTGCGCAGCGCCCCATCGTGAGTCGCGTAGTAAATGCGATCACCATAACGTATGCGTTTGCCATTGAGTAAATGATTAACCTGGGATTCACTAAGTTCGATGCCAATCGATGAAGCAAAATCGCTCAACAAGACCTCAAGCGGAGAGTAATTGCGTGATTCTACGTGGCCCTGCGCTTTCTTCTTGTTATAGATCTCCTCTGTAATCCTTCTCAGTATAGCCCGGCGCTCTTTTGCGGGTAGTTTACTCACATCAAGCGCTCCCGTTACTTCGCCGGGGGGCATTATCTCGGGTATAGCAACGTCAGTTACCATCTCTTTTTCGCGAATTTTTTTGTTTGGGGGACAGTTATTGCCACGAGTCCAAGGGGCGACGGGGTCGCCCTGGGCGGCGCTTTCAGCGCCTGGGTTAGCGGGTGCCTTCTTCACCATCTTCCAGGTATGGACATGCGTGCATATTTTGTTTTCCTTACCGGTGATTGGCGACCAAATGCCATAAATACGAATCCCGTGATCGCCATAGGTTCCTGGTTCGACTGTCGGCTCGTAGGCGGTATGAATGAGGTAATTTTTGCGGGGAACAAGTACACCGCCCTGCTTCATGATGTAAGTGGCAAAACAGCCAACATCAGCAGCAGCGAGCACAGCGTCCAGTTTTGGATCCATAAGTACCGGAGCGCCCGGTTTGCTGGTTTTCATTGCACGAGTTGCCTGCGATGCGAACAATCGTAACTCGCGGTACGCCTGGCGGCCTGGAATCCCAAAAAAACGAAATTGTTGAACACGGTGCAACGATGCCCATGCAGTGACGTACTCGGCACTATCACGTAGTGATTTACCCGTCTCCTTGCTGACGGTGTCACCCAGCCCACGCCCATCGATGTTTTTACTGACGTACTTTGCAATATAACTGGCCGGAGTCCCCTTTCGCGGGTCTATCAGCTTTGACTTGAAACGAGCGCCAGTGTTATTGCCAAGTTCGGCGCGATCTTCTCGGATAGCGAAACGACGCAGCAGCTCTGTGATTGCACGTCGATGTTTTTTGCGCATAAAACACAATAAATGCCAGTGCACAGTTCCATCGTGATGTGGTTCGGCTACGCGGACGCCGTACCAGCGCAGCTCTTTTTTGTGCATTGCCTTACGGAATGCCGCAAACGTATCAACCAGATAGTCGCTGCTTTTCCTAACTGTCGAGTGATCCCATGTAGGGTTAGGCTTCCCGTTCATCAGTGTGGCGTGGTACTTAGAAGGACAGGTGATGGTATAGAACATGGCGCAGTCGCCACGCATTTCAGCTATCAATTCCAGGCCTTTGACACAGGCCATCATCTCATTACGACGGTGCGCTGGATTGCTGGCACTTGCAAGCACCACATCCTCCATGCTGAGCGTGTCGCCATCTTCGTTAATCAGATCATGGTTGCGGAAAAAATCCATCGCCTTACGGCGTTGTTCCCGCTTCTGCAACAGAATGTCATGGCTGACATAAGGTGATGCGTGCCGATGAACAAGGCACGCAGCCCGAAGTAACTCTTCCCGCCATTCGTTGCGGAGTTGCCACAGCTTACGTTGCCACCAGTCAGCACAACGCATACGGGCAAGCGCGCCAGGTATCAGCTCGTAATTAATCGGGTTGCGGCGATTATGTTTGCTGCGGAGCGCTTCATAACCCGGCGGGATAACATCAAGGCGTGACACTTCGGCCGCCACACGACGATAGAGCTCCAGTATTACGATGGGAGAAGCTAATTCATCGGTCAGCATCTCACCGCAAAGCTGGATAAAAATCATATCAATGTGCGCTGCGACCAGCGTTGAAAGCCGCTTAACCTCCCGCTGATTCAGTTCAGCAAGTCGAAGGAGTTGATCAAGGCTATCCCTGCCAGCCATGGCCTGGAATGACAGCGACGCCTGGTTAGCACGGACCTTGTCAATTCTCACTAATGAGGGAGTAATGACCTCATTCAGATAGGTTGGCAAATGGCGCTGATCTTCTGATTTTTCCAAATACTTAATCCTTGTTTCCAGCGGCTTGCGCAGGAAACCAGGCAAGCTGGCGACGTCATCACGAATCAGGGTAAGAGGATCAACACGATGGAGTTCTGCATGTCGCTTAGCCTTCTCAATCAGCGCATCATTCAATTCGTCATAGTGCCAGGGATCGCAATGTGCAACAGAAAAGAGGTACTCTTCTGCTGCACGACTCATTGCTTCAGCCTGCTCGCGTTGATCGCTTTTATCCTGCTCATAAAGAGCAATCCAGACGGCCAGCGCAGATGGTTTCCGTGCAGACGCATCAACAGCATAAGGGTTTACTGGCTGCTTTCTTGCATTCCAGCTCCATGCAAGGGATGTGGAGTCAGGCATAACTCACCTTCGAATCTTAATTTGCAAAGCCAACGCTTCCTCAAGACGGCGCGCCAAACATTTCGGCATATGTCGCATCACCCATCACCGCCCCACAGTCCGGGCAATCTCCACCACCAGAACGACCGCAACCACCACACACGCGAAGAACGCCAATCACTTCACCGGCCATATCGCGGCTTTTAGCGCTAACGGAACGGCGAACTCTGAAAGCGTGGAGATTGAAAGCGGAATAGATCTCGCGGGTTTCTGGTGTGTCGCTATTTGAGATGACCGAGCGCATGCCATGCCGGCGATTAACGTCCAGTAGCGCCGTAACCAAAGCGCGGTGATCGTCCAGGGTAAATGGCTTGCCGTAAGCGGTAAAATTGGCTGTTTTGCTAGTCGGGATGTACGGTGGATCGCAGTAAATCACGGAGTCCAGGCGATTCCTGGCGACGTACGGAATGGAAGTACGAAAATCATTACAAAGAAAGAGCGCGTGAGTATCCCGCGCCTTTTCGGCAAATAGGCGCATTTCTGCTTCTGGAAAATAAGGCGCCTTATAGCTGCCAAATGGAACATTGAAACCGCCATCCCTGTTGGTGCGATAAAGCCCGTTAAAGCAGTGGCGGTTCAGGTATAAAAATGATGCAGCCCACCGTACAACGTAATCATCTGCACACTCGTCATCCCACGACAGGTGGTTGAACAACTTGCGCTCTTCGTAATAGCTATCTTCGTTATTGCCATTTCTGAATACGTTCCTGGCGATCAGTATCAATCTTTCAGGGTCTTCCCTGAGCGCGAGGAAGAAATTGATCAATGCGCGATTGCTGTCACAAAGCACATAGCGGCGGTATTCCGTATTCATAAAGACTGTGCCACTGCCTACAAAGGGCTCAATCAAGCAATCGGCTTTAGGTAAGTGCTTCAGCAGCTCCGGCAACACGCGGGTTTTACCGCCAGCCCACTTAAGAGGTGACTTAATCATTTGCGGCATTCCTGGTTATAGGTTTCATGGGTCATCAGTCGCCACTGCTTACCACCGTTTTTGCTGAGCAAACGCCAACGGAGGCCAATGCGGATCACGAGATAGGCGTGTGGCTTGACTCGGGTGTAATTACGCTGTCCACGAGCAAAGCAATTCAGGGCGGCAAGCGCCCTCTTACAAACCGGCAACGGTGCGTTACAAACAACAGACAGATGCGAATGCATGGCGGCCCTCATAGCGATCCAGTGTGTGGAGAGGTCAAGCGCTGCCAGATTTCGCAGACTTGCTCTGCTTGATATCGCGCGTCAGTGAGCGTGTAACGTGCCAGGGCGCTTCTCGCATGAGGCGCATATTCTGTGGCAGCAGCAAGGTCGAGAAGTGAACGAATGCAGCGGTATTTTGTGCCTTCAGGGAAAATGCCTGACACCTCTAAGCGATCCACGGCATAACGAAGTGAAACCAGTTTTTCTGGGGCATCTTTGAACCATACGAATAACGCCGCGTTCCAGGGACAGGTATTGTCGGCGATGAAAGCAGCAAGGCTGCAAAGTGCATCTTCTTCAGCTTCGGTTGCGCTCATTACTTCGGCGCGCCAGTGAGAGTCTTTTTTCATCCAATCGAATGCCGTACTAATGCTGATACGGCCCTTCAAGCTTTCAGATTTACGAATGTCTATCGAAGAATAAAAAACCTTTCCGATCTGCCCTGTTGAGGGCTCAAAAAACACAGCTTCAATGGCACACAGAGGTGATGACGGTTTCTTATTAACGTTAATCAAATCGATCATTAAGTGATTCATGGTCTACTGCCCTCGCTGGTGATTGTTTCGTGGTTGGCTATCCACTGCTCAAGTGCTGAATAAATCTCTTCGGGGGTAAGGCCTTGCTCTTTCAGCAGGCCCATACGGATGCGCAGCAATCCGAGTAAATGGGCGCGCTCGCCTTTGCGCGCATTGGTGCTGATTCCCATAAACTCTGGATCGCTTATTCCGCCTTCCGGCTTTATTGACGTAACCGACATGCAACCTCCTGATAAAGGCAAAACGAATCCCCGGCAAAGTGAATGCCGTTATTTTTAAGGCGGGTTAGTTAATTGTTTGAACGCAGTTTTCTTTTAATCTGCTTAAATATTCTTTCATGCCAGTAATACATGAAATCAATAAAGGTCATTCGAGCGCGTTCGTGATTACCGCGAATTGCCTTTTCTAGCCCAAAAATTATTAAATCTTTAGTCGGGCTTTTTGAAGTAATGGTGATACGAGCACCGTTTTTTAGATGTACAGTGAACCCATGCTCTGCACTTTCCATTGCCTCTCGGATCAGCATTTCCTGTTCCCAAGATGTTTTTTCTTCGGTGAACATGGCGTACTCCGATGATCAGTTAAAGCGAGGTGGCTCGAGCCGCCAGGAGGCTTTAGCTCCCAGTTTCAGGTGTTGCAAGATCTCCGGTGTAACTTCTACGGTTACCGCCGGCGTCTTGGCAAACACCATAGCCTTCTTCAGTTGCTCAGCGTCGAGGGATAGCAGGTCGTATGGTTTAGGGATGTCGCCATCGGTCACGGCAATAATGATGTTGCGGAGTTCTTCAAGAGTGCATTCATCATTCTCGCCTTGAAGCATCGCGAAATGATAGAGGTGGGATACGCCGTGGCGTAAAAGCTGGAGAGAGTAATCATGATTCCATTCCAGAAACTCTTTATTGAAATGGAAGCATTGTAAAAGCGAGTTAATTTTGTCTGCATATTCGAGTTTCATTTTCGCCCCCAGAGATTAAAAAGCAATAAACCGCTTTTTACTCATGATTCTGTCAATCGTTCGGCATGCTTCGGATAAAGCAAAGTCAATGCCGTAATAATGGCCTGTGTGCGTAATTTGATAGCGCTGGCGGTTGTACGGTTTTTTGCGTGGGAGTTTCAGAATAGTAAAACCACAGTAGAGGCTGGTTTTGCTATTGAGCTGTGATACTGATCCGCGGCTACCGTTCTTCATGTTTCCTCTCCTGAAACCAGCTATCGACCTGGCTCACCGAGACCAAGCCACATCAACCACCCTTCCCTGATCTCCTTTGGACGACTTTCGTAGGCCAGTTTCATGCCGTTGTTCCAGGCTGGAAGGTAAACCCAGTACTCTCCCGCACGGCCAGAAGTTGACTGAGGATCGGTCATCTCGATTACAGGTAGCTTCCCTTTTTCGATCATGCCCTTCACCGCAGCAGGGGTTTTCCCGATGAGTCTGGCGAACTCCTGATAAGGCACAGCATCCGTGCTACTTACAAGCTGTTTGCTCATCTGTTACATTCTCCTTTGGGGTAATTAATTGCTCTTAATGGGCAATAGTTGCTCCTATTGGTTATTCATCTATCGATTAAAAATATCATCGATAGGTTTAATATTCTACTATAGGTGATTTCATGTCAACACCGATCCATGAAAAGATAAAGCTCATTCGAGAGTCAGAAAGGTTAAACAGAAGGCAATTCAGCGACTTAACAGGCCTTGTATATGGTTCATTTTGTAGCTACGAGGCTGGAGATAAAAAGCCAGGGATAGAACCAATTATGAAAATCCTTCAGCACCCCCGCTTTATCAAATACACACTGTGGTTTATGACCGATCAGGTTTCGCCTGAATCCGGTCAAATCGCACCGGCCCTCGCACACTTTGGGCAAGACTTAACAACCTCGCAGCACTCAGACCAAAAGACTGGTTAACAATTAACCAGGCTTACATACATTTCAAATGTCTATTATTGGTCGAAAAGTATTCATCACATTATTGCAACGCGTTGAGGCCTAAAGGTAAACGCACCCATCGGAGGGTTTTCTTATGACTATTAAGAAACTCGATGATGGTCGATATGAAGTGGACATCAGGCCTGCTGGTCGCAATGGAAAGCGTATCCGCAGGAAGTTTGATAAGAAAAGTGAAGCTGTAGCGTTCGAGAAGCACACGCAGTTCAACCACCACACCAAAGAATGGTTATCAAAACCGACGGATAAGCGGCATCTGTCTGAACTGATACAGCTTTGGTGGAATTTGAAAGGTAAGCATGAGGAACATGGTCGGATAAACCGCAACAAGTTAGACGTGTTTTGCAGGATTACCGACGATCCTTGTGCTTTTCAGATTACGAAAGCGCTGATTAGTCAGTATTACGCGGCAAGAAGAAGTCAGGGCATTAAAGCTTCTACCATTAACCGTGACCTCAACAGCATCAGTGGTATGTTCACAGCGCTTATCGAGGCCGAGTGGTTTTCGGGTGAACATCCGATCAGGGGCAGGAAGAAGTTGAAAGAAGAAGTCCCCGAAACTGGCTATCTGACAGAGGACGAAATCAAGCACTTGCTCTTTAGACTGGATGGCGACAACAAGAAGATAGCCGTTCTCTGTTTAAGTACAGGTGCTCGTTGGGGTGAAGCGGCTCGACTCAAGGCAGAAAACATCATACAGAACCGTGTGACGTTCGTTAAAACCAAGAGTAACAAGCAGAGGACTGTTCCAGTATCAGCGGAAGTGGCAAAACTCATAGCAGATGGTAAGCGAGGGTTGTTATTTGGTAAGGCGTCGTATTCTGACTTCAGGCAGATACTCAGGGAGGTAAAACCTGATCTTCCGACCGGCCAGGCGACGCATGCACTACGCCACAGTTTCGCGACGCACTTTATGATTAATGGGGGAAGCATCATTACGTTACAGAGGATCCTTGGGCATGCGCGAATTGAGCAAACTATGGCCTACGCTCACTTTGCGCCCGAATACCTCCAGGACGCAATCTCGCTTAACCCGCTGAGAGGTGGCGCTGATGCGGAAAATGTCCACATTATGTCCACACTTAGGTAGGTAAATATGGCTTTCAATGGTCTTGCGTGCCGCGCAACCCCGCATTGCACCGTTGAAAGCCGTAGAATCTGGGGTGGCTAACGCACCCGACGGGGCTTTTTTTTCCCGCCGCGGATGCAGGTATTCTCCTAACAGATGTGTTAAATTTTATGTATCTATGTTAATTCTGCGCTGATTGTTGTTTAGCATAACTTGCTGGTAGTTATGATTAGCGTTCGGGAGCCGTATTCCTCATGTCCGATTTTATTCTCGCGCGCGTGACGCAAACGCTAGCCAATGAACACTCCCTCGAAGCATTGGTGCGACAGCTGCTTGAGATGCTGGAGCTTGTTACCCGAATGGAATCCACCTACCTGACGCGTATTGACTTCGACGCGCAGCGACAGCTGATTATGTATGCGCATAACAGCAGCGAAATGCAGATCCCAGAAGGGTTCTCCGTCCCATGGAACGACTCGCTATGTAAACGTGCGCTCGACGAGCGTTGCCTTTTCAGTAACGATGTCGCCGAACGCTGGCGTTCGTGTATCGCCGCGCAGGATTTGGGCATCGCCACCTTTTTTAGCATTCCTGTGCGCCTGACCGACGGCTCATTATTCGGCACGCTGTGCGCCACCAGCCGGGTAAGACAACCCTATAACCTTGAGGGTGAGCAGGTCATGAATTTATTCGCGAACCTCATCGCCCACTACGTTGAAAAAGAGACGCTAGTGCAGCAGCTTCGCTCGGCCAACGTCGCGCTTGAAATGCACTCATACACTGATGAGCTTACCGGTTTACCGAATCGCCGCTCGCTGTTTAAGTATCTTGCCGCGCAGTTTCCGCGGGCCCGCGAGCAGCGGCGCAGCATGCTGCTGATTTTTATCGATCTCGACGATTTTAAAGCAATAAACGATCGATTCGGCCATCCGTGCGGCGATAACTTTCTGATTCAGGTTGGCGAACGTCTGGCGGCTCACGTACGCAGCGGTGATATTGTCGGCCGTCTCGGCGGCGATGAATTTTTAATTGTCGGACCGGGCCCCGAATTAGCCGACCAGCAGGAGTATATCGCCGCGTTACGTCAAGCGCTGACGGGGATCTATTTCCTTGGCGAGCACCGGATTAACTACCCGGGGGCCAGCTTTGGCGTTATTGAGGCCGACCCGCAGCAGATTGACGTAGAACAGGCGCTACGCGCCGCCGACGACGCGATGTATCTGGATAAGCAGTCTCGTCGTCAGGGAAGATTTTTTCATATTGACTAATCTACGGTGAAATCCCGTATGATATTCGCCACGACTTGCACTTACAGGGGCTCAATAATGAGGCTGGGTATTCTATTTCCGGTGGCTATTTTCATCGTCGCCGTTGTTTTTCTGGGCTGGTTTTTTGTCGGCGGCTATGCGGCGCCAGGCGGAGCGTAA